TGGAATCGGACGGCCGTGATCTGGGGCGCGGCAGATCCCGGATCGGGGCGGATTGTCCTCTACGACGAGCATTACCGAGGACAGGGCGAACCGGCGTCCCATGCCGAAGCGATCAAGGCCCGTGGGAAGTGGATGCGCGGCGTCATCGACCCGGCCAGTTCGGGGAGTAGTCAGATTGACGGGCGTGCCCTGATCGATATCTATGGACGGATGGGCCTGCGGCTGGAACCCGCCCAGAACGCCGTGGAGGCGGGCTTGACCGAGACCTGGAATTTCCTCGTTTCAGGCCGACTGGTCGTGCAGGAGCATCTCAGCAATTGGCGCAGTGAGTTTCGGAAGTATCATCGTGATGAACAAGGGCGTATCGTGAAGGTCGCTGACCACTTGATGGATGCGACACGCTATCTGGTACTGAGCGGTCGGCACGCGATGCAGCCGCCGCCGCGACCCGCAGAACGGTCAGGTGGCGGACACGAGACGACCGAGTTGACAGATTGGATGGGTGCATGACGAGCGAGATGCAACAGGCATTGGATCGCTTCAAATTTGGGTCAGATGCCGACATCGATCAACGGAAACGCGAAGTGGACGCGCTCCGCTTCCAGGTGCCCGAGTTCTGCTGGCCGACCGAGGTCAAGAACCAGCGGATGCCGCAGATCATCGGCGGGGTGTCGATTCCGCAGCGGCCGATGTTGAGCATTCCCAGTCTCGACCATCCCATCCAGTTGGTGCTGAACGCCGAAAAAGCCGCGCATCTCGGCGTGGCCATTCACCCGTTGAGCGACGATGCCGAGGAAGAGACGGCCGAGGTGCTCCAGGGACTGTATCGACGGATCGAGGTGCAGAGTCGGGCCGGATTGGCGCGGTCCTGGGCGTTCGAGCGGGCCGTGAAGGCCGGGCGGGGGTATTACCGCGTCGTCACGGAACCCGACCCGGACAGCGACGACCCCTACGACCAGAAAATCACGATCAAGCGGATTCTCCAGCAGGGCAGCGTCGTCATGGACCCCTTCGCGCAAGAGGCCGACGCCTCGGACGGCGAGTGGGCGTTCGTGGTCAACGATATGCCGTTTGAGACCTATAAACGCCGCTATCCAAAGAGCGACATGGCCGGGTACAGCGAGGAAGAACTCTCGGCCGTGGGGATCTCGACGCCGTCCTGGGTCTCTGGTGACGAGGGCGCGTCCAGGGCCGTGCGTGTCGCGGAATACTACCGGCTGGAATACACCACGACGACGAAAGTGCTGCTGGACGATGGGTCGGAATCGGATGAGGACGAGATCCCAGACGGACGCACCGCCCGCGAGGGGTCCGACGCCCGACAGCGGGTCGAGAGCACGCCGACCCTCTACTGGAGCACGATCAACGCCGTCGAGGAGTTGGAACCGAAACAGGAGATGGACGGACGCTATATCCCGATCATTCCGGTCATCGGGCGAGAATTGATCCCCTTTGAGCAGGATCGACGTTATGTCGGCATGATCGAACCGAACAAGGATGCGGTCAGATTGCTCAATTACGCCGCCTCGTCGGCGGTCGAACTGTCCAGTCTGGAGACCAAAGCGCCGTACATGATGGTCGAAGGTCAGGAAGAGGGCCACGAGCAGGAATGGCAGTTGTCGAACGTGCGGAACTTCCCGTACATGCGCTATCGGAACGTCTCACTCAACGGGATTGCCGCACCCCCGCCGCAGCGCACACAGGTCGATGCGTCCCGGCTGGGACCGAGCATGTTGCTCTTGCAGCAGGCCCGCGAGTTTATCCACGAGGGCACCGGAGCCTTCGAGTCGGCACTGGGGAAACAGACGCCGGCCGCGAAAAGCGGGAAGGCCATTCTCGCGCTCCAGAATCAGCACGACAGCGGGAGCAGCCATTTTATCGACAATCTGGCCGAGATCAGCCTCACCTATGAAGCCAAAATCATTCTGGACCTGATTCCGCATATTTACGACCGCCCAGGTCGCATTGCGCGGATTCTCGACCTCGAAGACGAGCCTAAAACGGTCATGCTGAACGCCCCGTTCCGGCGTGATCCAGAGACACAACGCCCGATTCCCGTATCGGGACCGCCGTCGATGGGTCCGGGCGGTCCCATGGGCACTGGTGGGCCACCGATGGGTCCGGGTGGACCCCCGATGAACCCCGGCGCTGCGCTTCTACCTCCTGGGGCACCGCCGATGGGTCCGGGCGGTCCTCCGATGGCTCCCGGTGGCCCACCGATGCCGCCTGGGGCACCGCCGATGGGTCTGATGCCGTCGCCACAGTCCGAGAAGCCCATCGAACTCTACGACCTGCGAAAAGGCCGGTACGGCATTACCGTCAGTATCGGACGCAGCTACAAGAGCCGGCGCGAAGAGGGTGCGGACGAGATGGGCCAGTTGTTCGAGGCCAATCCCAGCCTCTTTCCGATGTTGGGCGACATTTACCTGAAATTCCGTGATTTCCCCGGTCATTTGGAAGCCGCGGAACGGGTCAAGAAGATGCTCCCGCCGCCGCTGCAAGACCAGGACGACGGTCCCGACCCGCAGATGCTCCAGCAGCAGATTCAGGAGTCGGGGCAACTGGTCGAGCAACTCACGAAGGCACTGGACGAAAAAACGCAATTGCTCGCGACAGACGCGCAGAAACTGCAGGCCCAGACACAACAGACCCAGATGGACAACCAGGCCAAGCTCGACATCGAGCGTATGCGGATCGAGATCGAGCGGATGCGGAACGAGACCGAATTGACCGTCACGGCCATGAAAATCAAAGCCGACGAGGCCGAGGCGCGGCTGAAATCCGACACGCGGCTCGCGGAATCCGAGCAGTCGAGTGCCACCAAGATGATGCACGACGTGACCGAACACCAGCACCGCGAGGAAATGGCGGTCATCGACGGGCTCCAGAAAGAATCGGCCTCGGCCCAGTCTGCGGAGCAAGATGAGCACGCATCCGTGCTCGCGATTGAACTGACGCCGACTGATGAAGGACGGTGAGCGTCGCGTCACGACCGGTATTGGCGTATTTCGGAAATATATGATATTTCTATTTCACGAGAGACTGACGTTTTCACTCGGGCACGGCTGATTCCCGTGCCGACACTGGTCCCCCCTTTTTCGATGCGAGTGCTATGAAGACTGACGCAGGGCAGGTCACCGACGGCGACATCACCATCGACTCGAACCACGAGACGCCGGATCAGATTGCCATCGCCTTTCAGGATGATCCACCGACGACCGAGGACACGGCCGCGGTGTCCGCAGACCCTGTCGAGGCCGCGCCTGTCGCTGCAGAGCCAGCGCAGCCAGCGAAGCGGAAACGCCGCAGTGACCCGACCGAGGCGGTCAAATCCGCCATTGCCAAGCAGCGCGAGGCCGAGCGACGAGCCGATGCCGCCGAGTCGAAAGTCCAGGCATTATCTGCGGCTGGAGCACCGACGCCGCCTGAGACACAGACGGCACCTGAGCCAGTCCCGCCGAGTTGGTCTCGGTTCAAGGAGATGCCGGGCGTCCCCAAGCCGGATCAGTTCACGGCATATGAAGACTACAGCATGGCCCTGGCCGAGTTTGTGTCGGATGCCAAGCAGGGTGAGCAGCGTGCGGCCCATGAGCAACGGCAGGTCGCACAGCAGCAGCAGGTCCAACTCGACCGGTGGTCGAAGACGCTCGATGAGGCGAGACAGACGGACCCCGCGTTCGATGACAGCCTCAATCTTGATACGCCGATGTCGATGCCCATGCAACACTTAGCGATGGAGAGCCCGCAGGGGATTGAAATCCTGAAATGGCTCTCTGCACACCCAGATGACGCTCAGCGCATCTCCACGCTGCACCCGGCTGAAGCCTACCGGGAAATGGGGAAACTGGAAGCCCGACTCGAAGCTGCATCTCCCCCGGTCAGCGGCCCAGCCCGAGTCGTCAGTTCTGCGAAAGCCCCGATCAAGCCGCTCGGGACTTCGCCACCCGTAGAAGACCCGTTTGAGATCACCGACGATTTATCGATGGATGAGCATTTCCGTCGCATGAACGCGGCAGATCGACAGGCGGGTCGTCTGTAACCGAGGCAGAGGATGATCGATGGCTAATACACTTGCCACACCGTCCTGGACGACCAAGGAAGTTGCACGCGGCTTTATCAACAAGCTGGTGTTTCTGGCCAACGTCAACAGGACATACGACTCACAGTACGAAATTGCCGGCGCAAAAGTGGGCAATACCGTCAATGCCCGACTCCCCCAGCGGTTTACCGTCACCGACGGTCAGGCGCTGCAACTGCAGAACCTGTATGACCAGACCGTCCCGATCTCGCTGACGAATCAGAAGAACGTGGCGTTCGGGTACTCCAGCCAGCAGGCGACGACTGAACTCGACAACATCCGCACGCGCTATGTCAATCCGGGCTCGGAAGCCCTGGCAAATGCGGCTGAAGTGCTCGCGTTCAACGCGGTCTACCGGGACATCTACTCGTCTGTCGGCACGCCAGGCACCACGCCCAGCGCGACCCTGACGTATCTCCAGGCGGGGGTGAAACTGACCGACCTCTCGGCTCCGATGAAGGGCCGCGTGGCGGTGCTGGACCCGCTGGCGATGAGTACGCTGGCGAATACCACGAGTTCGCTCTTCAACCCGACTGCCGTCATTGCCGAGAACTATGAAGAGGGCATGTTTGGTCGTCGGCAGCTTGGGGTGGACAAGTGGCTGCAAGACCCCGTGCGTCCGACGCATACGACCGGCACCTTTACGTCGTCCACGCCGCTGGTCGATGGTGCGTCACAGACGGGCAGCACGATCAGCACGGATGGCTGGGCCTCGGGCGCGT